TGCATATGCACTTCTTAATGAGACACTTGGGTTATCTGATGCCGAGTATCATGCCTTCCTAGAATATACAGAGATGGCAGACAAGATTGAGTTTATGATGGATAGTGATCCTAACACTGTTCGTGGACTTGGACTTGCAATGGCAAAGTCAGTGATGAATGAGGGTGTTGCTCTCTTTGCATCATTTGTGATGTTGTTGAACTTCCAGCGTTACGGTAAGATGAAGGGTATGGGCAAAGTTGTCGAATGGTCAATCAGAGATGAATCAATTCACGTTGAGGGTATTGCAAGATTGTTCAAGGCATATTGTGCAGAACATCCTCGTATTGTTGACGATGAATTCAAGGGTATGATTTATGAGATGGCCAGACAGGCAGTCAAATTAGAAGATGCCTTTGTTGACCTTGCATATAAACTTGGTGACATTGAAGGACTAGAACAGTCAGAAGTAAAAGAGTATTGTCGGTATATTACAGACAGACGTTTGTTACAACTAGGACTGAAACCAAACTTCAAGGTAAAAGAGAATCCTTTGACTTGGTTGGAATGGGTACTCAATGGTGCAGATCATACCAACTTCTTTGAGAACAGAGTGACAGAATATGAAGTCGCTGGACTTAATGGTAAGTGGGATGACGTTTATGAGGCCGCCTAAATAAAACTATGAGAAAAAAAGAAATACTATGCGAATCCTGTGAAGCAGTTTTCCGAATCCAACATGACATGGAAGAACACTACTATTCTATTAGTCACTGCCCGTTCTGTGGTGATGAACTAAATATGAGTGAAGATAATGAGGATGACTTATATGATGAAGAAGATTTTTCGTAAAATCCCAGCAGGATTACAGGTAGTTGGACTAGGTATAATTGCAGCGATATTCCATTGGAAAACAATTGCATTCTATATTTTTGTAACGGCCTGTTTCTTTTTGATGTTGGCAGAACAAGGTATACTCGCCGCCCTGGCAGTTATACCTATTGCTTATGTGTTAGATAAATTAGGTAAGTTGTTTTGAAAACACACTCTGCAAAAGCAAAGGGTAGACGACTCCAACAGTGGGTTCGTGACCAACTCATAGAAAAACTAGAAGTACATCCAGAGGATATTGAATCTAGAAGCATGGGTGCTGGCGGTGAAGATTTAATCATGGCTCGTGCCGCTCGTGCAAAGTTCCCCTATTCAATTGAATGTAAGAATGTAGAGAAACTAAATGTTTGGGATGCATACTCTCAGGCAATAGAAAACAGTGGTGACTATGAACCACTTGTTGTTATGAAAAAGAATGGAAAGAAACCTCTGGTGGTTGTTGATGCTGAGTACTTTGTAAAATTACATGATACAGAATAGGTGTGCGATTTTGTCACATCACCTATTCCAAAATAACTTCAATAAAAACGTCAACAAGACTGTCCTAGTCTTATAAATATCTGCGAAACCCCCCAAAGGAGTTGTAACTATGTGGCCTTACACAGATGAGGAAGCGGAATACCTGAGCGTGCCGCCGACTAAACCCAACTAACTAGGGATGCTTTTTGCATCCCTTTTGTACTTTTACAAGGAAGAAATATTATGTCAAAATGGATAGCAAAATTGTTTGAAACAAAACATAACCCTAACGATATTGTTGCATTTATTAGAACCGAATATGCTAACGATGTCAAACATATGCGTGATGAAGATCTCATACATTTTTATAACAACGTAACTAAAAATAAAAGGAGTACCTAATGTCAATAGGACTAGTAATAAGATACACATATCAAGAGACTTGCGAGATATGTGATGAAATCGCTCACTACCTAAAGGTGGTGGGAAGCAAGTTTAACGCATTCTTTACAAGACTTGGATATGCAAGAGCAGCATCTCAACTTGCAAGAATGGGATATTATGAAGAAGCAAAAGCACTTATGACAGAAAAGGATAAAATGAAATGAAAGTGATTGGATTTTTAGGAACAGTATTTGCGTTTGTCTTTATGGCAAACCTTGCGTATGCAAAGACTGTTGATATTGAAATGATGAACAAAGATGGGAGTGGACGTAAGATGGTTTACTCACAGGAACTTGTACATATTGAAACTGGTGATATTGTCAAGTGGATACCAACATCCAAAGGACACAACGTAGAAATCGTTGCGGCTCCAGAGGGTTTTGACATTCCAAAGAAGTCAAAGAACGGTAAAGAAGTATCTATCGAATTTACTGTGCCTGGCATTTATTATTACTGGTGTACACCACACAAAGGAATGGGTATGATTGGATTGATTGTTGTGGATGGTGATACGTCAAATAAGGATGACATTGCAAAGGCAAAGGCGATGGGTAAGTCAAAGAAAAAACTCAAAACACTATTAGGAGAACTGTAATGTTGAACTCTTTTATAAAATGGTGGAGTACAAGAGATGTTCGCAGAATCGAAAGTTACCTTGCATCTTCAACCGACCTAGTTGAACTAGAACGCAGACAACAGATGTTGGCACGAAAAGGCATATATTGACGATTCGGCCCGATTCGGCACGATTCGGCAAACTATGTAACTAAATTCTATAAATCCCAAAAAATATGTCTTAGAAGCCCTTGATTTACAAGGGCTTTTTTTATGCCAAAAAAGGCCTTGACTTGTTATGAAAACATTGGTATAGTATATGTATAGTCAAGAGAAAGAGAGAAAACATGAAAAACGAAACAATTTTTATTGATGCAATCGAAGGTGCGAAAGTCGCTGTGTTTAAAGGTGCTGGTAACATGATTGGTACTGCAAAAGACGCTAAGATGCTTGCATACATTCTAGATACTCACAAAATCTTTGGTGAGGTTATGTTCTGTAGTACTATGGACTTTGCAGACGAAGTTGGTTTCGCAACCCATGATGGTGCGAAAAAGATTTGGGATGCCGCTGTTGGAATGAGAGGTTAATTATGAATATCGAAAAAGTTACAAATATGATGTGTGATTTCGTTGCCTATGTCGATGATTTCTACAATGAAAAGTCTGGTATCTATCCTATCAAGGGTATGACAGACATGATGGTTATCAAGGCCGTCCAGAAACACGTTGCAAATGTTGGAATGGATTTCTGTGCTGACAGTGTTGATAGAGAATGGGTAAGGGATATCATCCTTGCTGATAACGATTTGAAATGGGGAGTGTAATTATGGGTTATTTTTACCAAGATTGGAAAGAGAAAAAGATGTTTGTTGAGAATACAGACGGTCAGTTCGTGATGAACTTTGGTGAGGCAGAGAAGTCAATGATTCAGAATCTTGAAGATGCTGTCATCAATCTCACAGAGGGTGCTTCTGATGAGAAGAGAATGGCGATTGGATACATGGAGTATCTTGCCGACTGCCTGAAAAAAGGTAAACTTGAAGTTAAGTGGAACATTAGTTAGGAGAATATTATGGGATTGTTAGTAAACGTATATAAGACTGAAGGTCGTGATTGTACAAATGGTGGTGTTTCCTCTAAGTGGAACATCAAAGGACTTTGTTTGACAAATGTGAATGGGCCTTTTGACCCATGTGAAGATTACCCTGCCGCAAAGTTGGTAAAACAGACTTTTGGTTTTGGTTCTTCTGTAAAGGTTATTCCAGAGGAAGCAGAGGGTAAACAGACTATGATGGGTGGTAACTATGCCGCAACGTCTGATTCAAGGTTCAGTGATAAGATTGAAGAGATGCTTGGACACAACTTTTATGGTGCAGTACCAATTCACGATAGGGTTGAATTTTAATTCAAAAAGCTATTGACTTGTTATGAAAACAATGGTATTATGTAATAGAAAGATGAGGAGAGATTTGGATGTGACAATATTCTAAGGACAAAAACAGTGCAAGTAGGTTCGCCCATATGAATTGAAAGCTATGTCCACACAGGGTGATATGGGGCGCACTAGCTAAAAGACCTGACTAGTGTGACTGACAGTGATGCGACCACATTAAAAGCCAGGCATTCTTTTTTGAGGAGATTTGTTATGAATGACGTTTTAAATGATATTGAGGTTCTTGAGAATCTTGTGATTGCAATGAATGAAGGTGCATCTGATGAGAAGTTCATGGCACTTCATGCAGTAGAAAAACTTCTTATTGAGAAGAAGGATTTGGTTCAGAAGTTTGAAGAGGAGTTTGCAGATGATACGCAACAAGCAGCCTAAGGATGAAATCGTAATTGATTTGACTGGCCCAGATGGGAATGCATTTTCTTTGATGGCCAATGCACAGAATCTTGCCAAACAGTTGGGGTTCAATGGTAAGGAAATCGTTGATGAAATGACTACTGGCGACTATGAAAACCTTATTTCAGTGTTCGATAAATATTTCGGAGACTACGTTATATTGGAGCGTTAAATGACAGGACTTGAATTTTCATTGGTGGCAACACCTATACTTGCTGGTTTTTTCTACTTTGGAAAACGTCAGGGCAAGAAAGAAAAGATTGAACATATCATCGACCACACTTTAACACAGTTAGAGAAGAATAATATGATTAAAGTAAAAGTTGATAAAAATGGCGAAAAAGAGATTTTGCCACTTGACAAATACCAAAAAGTTTGGTAATATATAAAGTAATGTGAGTGATTCGGAGAAAGGTTAAAGATGTGATTTATGAAACTCTAGATGAAGCGGTTGAGGCCGCTCTAGTAATGTGTGATGCCCTAGAAACTGTTGTAAAGATTACAGAGTGTAAGGGTGGATATGAATTGTTTGGAACTGGAAAGTTTGTAAAGGAAATAACAGGATAATGAAAAAGACTTTAATGACACTAGCACTTATTGGTGCATCTAGTACTGCATATGCAGAGACAGTACAGGATTATAACAAACAGGTTATTAATCGTGTACCTTACAATGTAGAGGTTTGTACTAACCAATCAGTGGGTGGTGATAAATCTGGTGATATGCTAAGAGGTGCTATCATTGGTGGTATTATTGGTAACAACGTAACTAAGAATGTAGAGAACGGCGGTGCTGTTGGTGCATTACTTGGTGGTATGTTTGGACATAGTAATTCCACGGCCACTGGTGGTACACAACGAGTTTGTACATTACAAACTCGTTATAATGAGGAATCTGTAACAGTCTACTCTCATAGTGTAGTAACATTCTACCATGAAGGTAAACAGTATAAACTAAGATTTCAAAAGTAACTAGTTGAGCGAATCTGTCCGTAGCTCAGCTGGATCAGAGCAACAGCCTTCTAAGCTGTGGGTCGCAGGTTCGAGTCCTGCCGGACAGGCCAACTAACTGAGGAAAGTATGTATAATAAAAGGAACAAAAGAAAACAAGAAAAACCACTTGGTGGCATGACAGTTATAGTTCGTAACGATGATGTCAATGGTGCATTGCGAGTCTTGAAAAAGAAACTTCTAAAGGAAGGCCTTTTTCAAGAAATGCGAGAGCGTTCATTCTATGAGAGTAGAGGAACAAAGAAAAGAAAAGCAAAGGCGGCTGCAACTAGACGATACAAACGTAAGATGCAGAAGCGTATGGAAGAACTTGGTTATTAAGAGGTGAATCATGGCACGGCGTGCTAAAGTGGAGACTGACTCAACACTACCTAAAACTCGTAAAAGACGTAAACCAATGACTGCCGAACAGAAGGCAGCCGCCGCAGAACGTCTTGCGATTGCACGAGAGAAACGTGCCAAAGCAAACCCACCAAAATATACAAACATCCATCATACTGTGGTTGCTCTTGATGAAGAACACATCATGTCTATGAAGAATGTTCAACGATGGATTAAGACACAGAAAGAACTGTTGTCAATTGCAAAGAGTGATGTTAGGCGCAAGTTAAAGGGTGCAGAGGCTCGTGTTGCTTCTCACGAAGGATACATTCGTAATCTTCATAGGTATCTTAGGGATGGTGATTACTGTGATAGTTTTTACGGTGAACACCAACAACACAAATGCAAGACAGTGTGTCGAGTTATGGCGTACAATCCTGATGGTACACCAAAGAGAAGTGTGGGTGTCTGGTATCCAGACATTGGCTGCACTTGGACAAGGGAAATGGAAAATGAGTGATAACGACAATGGAAAGATTATTCAGTTTCCAACGAAACTAAAATCTCATGGAGATGTAAAGATAAGTGATAAGGCAATCAGATTGCATACTGATTTGAAATTTGCAGAACATCTTTGTGAAGGCCTCGTTGTAAACATGATTGCGAATATGAACGAGAATGGAATGGATACAGAAAATGCAGAATTCATTAAAGATATAGGTTTTATGATTGAGGTTGTAAAGGCAACTATCTATAGAGACATGGGTGTAAAACATCCTATGCAAGAACTTGTTGACATTTTCGTACTTTCGGAGTATGATGAGACTCAAGGAATTTACACTGAGTTTGATTTAGATTTGGTGAAAGAAGTTATTAATGAAATAGCAGGAGATGAAAAAGATTAGTTATGATATTAATTGATATGAACCAAGTATGCATTAGTAATCTAATGATGCAGATAGGTTCTAAAAGACAAAATGATGTAGATGAAAGCCTGGTTCGTCATATGGTTCTCAACTCACTTAGAATGTATCGTTCTAGGTTTGGTGAAAAGTATGGCGAACTTGTTCTTTGTTATGATAGCAAAAAGTATTGGAGAAGAGAATACTTCCCTAACTATAAGTCTAATCGTAAGAAGGACAGAGAGGCATCTGGACTAGATTGGAATCTAATCTTTGAAACACTGAATAACATTCGTGATGAGATTCGTGACAACTTTCCATATAAAGTAATAGAGGTAGAAGGTGCAGAGGCTGATGATTGTATTGCTACAATAGTTGATTATGTTTCTAAAACACCTACTGCATATGAAAAGGTTCTTATCCTATCTGGTGATAAAGATTTTATTCAGTTGCAAAAACACAACTTTGTAAAGCAATTTTCACCTGTTTTAAAGAAGTTTGTAGACGGACAAGACCCTCACCTATATATTAGAGAACATATATTGAAGGGGGATAGGAGTGACGGTGTACCTAACTTCTTATCTGCTGACGATACATTTGTAAACGAGTTGCGACAGAAACCACTGGCCAAGAAGAAAATCTCTACATGGGTTGAACTTGAACCAGAGGATTTTTGTACAGAAGAAATGATGAGGAATTATCAACGCAACAAAACATTAATTGATTTGGAATGTATTCCTAGTGTTTTGAAAGAGAAGATACTAATAGATTATCTGAAATCACCAATTGGTGATAGATCAAAACTACTGAGTTATTTCATATCAAAAAGATTGAAGAATCTTATGAACGATATTGGAGACTTTTAATATGAGTAGAACGCATACACCTCTACTTTCTGAGGTACTAAAGAAAGTGCATAACGCAAAAACTAAGGATAAGAAGATTTCTATCCTAAGAGAGAACGACAGTGACCCTCTTAGAATGGTTATTAAATCTTCTTTCGACCCTAACATCGAATGGGTATTCCCAGAAGGTGAAGTTCCTTACAAAAAGAACGATGTTCCAGAGGGAACAGAACATACTGTTCTGAGAAAAGAATGCAGAAAGCTGTTTAGATTCATCAAAGGGGGTGACAATACCATACCACAGTTTCGCAAAGAAAATCTTTTCATTCAAATGTTGGAAGGGTTACACGAATCTGAGGCTCAACTTATTATTGATGCCAAGGATAAAAAACTGCATCAGGTTTACAAAGGACTATCTGATAATGTAGTTAAAGAAGCATTTGGTTGGAATGACCAATATATCAAGGAAACCTAATATGAAAGAAAATTATCAAAATTGTTTGGAGATTATTCTCCATCACGAAGGCGGTTATGTAAATCATCCAAAAGACCCCGGCGGCGAAACTAACCTTGGTGTAACTAAAAGGGTTTATGAAGAATGGGGTGGAACTAAAGAGATGAAAG